TTCAAGTTTTTTTACAATATGTATGGAGTTCAAAAAAGCGGAAAGAGTTATTTCAAAGATGATTTATTTTTTATAGATAGCGATCAGTTTTTTATGTACCATAATGGTACACAATGGATGGCTCATGGAAAGTATTGTTTTATAAAACCAGTTAAATCTAAAGATGACTTCTTTATGTTTACTGGTCAAAAAGAAGAACCTTTGGTCGGTATTGTGAAATATATAAACCAAGAACTTTTAGATAAGGGAGTGAGTATAGGTGATGAAATAAGTTTTGAGCCAGAAAGCGAATATGAATTTACGGTAGAGGGGGAGAAGCTTTACAGAATGTTTACCAATAATATTACTATGATATTATGATATACATTAAAGACGATTTTATTCCAGAAGTTTTATTTAAGTCTTTACAAAAATACTTAAACAACGGAGAATTTAATACAGTTAATTCTGGAGGAAAAGACTTTCATATAAAAAAATCTTTACCGCATTTTAATGAATATATGATTCAAACCTTATCTAACATTGAGAGAAAAAAGATAAGAAACATATTAAGTTTTTTTAGAACATCTAACGAAGACTTAGACACAACTTGGAGAATACATTCAGACCTAAATATAAACGGAGAGAAACCAGATAGAGCCTTAGTTCTTTATATGTCTCCAAGAGAAAGAGATGACCTTCATGGAACTGCGCTGTGGGAGCATGATGTTTATGGAAGAGAGATTCCTAAAGATATAACAGACGAGGACTATAATAGTATGATAGATGTAGACGCTGAAGATACGGATAGATGGAGGTTAAGCACTGTTGTTGGGTATGAGGAGAATAGATTAGTATCCTATCCATCAAGTTACTTTCACAGCAAGTATCCAAATATTTCTTGGAAGGAAGGTAGAAATGTTTTTGTAATGTTTTATAAGTATGAATAATAAAGAATTAAAGTTAAGCATTATAGAGGCTGGTGAAAAAGCCGTAAAGCAATTAGTAAAAGTTGCTAAGGAAGACATTATTAAGTTTGACAAAGATGATGAGTTGGCTGCTGATAGATTAAAGAATGCGGCTGCAACTAAGAAGCTTTGTATTATGGATGCGTTTGAGATATTAAAAAGAATAGAAGAAGAAAGAGCTTTATTAGAAGGTGGTATTATAGACCATAAAACAAATAAACCAAAGGGATTTGCAGAGTCGAGATCAAAATAAGTTATATACTATATTAAAAAATGTTGTCCCCAAAGCCGTTCTTTCTAATAAGAATAGAGCTAAGTCTTGGGTTTATGGATATGATTTGAAGTATGATATTATTATAATTTCAAAAACAGGAGAAATTGAAAATATAATAGACATTAATGGTTTAAAGATTGCGCTACCAAAAGCTCCAAAAGAAATATATAAAAGATCTAAAAAGAAAGAAGAACAGTATTGGGAGGCTTTTGATTATCCAAAAGAGTTGTCTCGTATTAAGTCTATATTTCAATGGCACGATGTACCAGACAATTTTAAAGGTAAGTGGGTTGACTATATAGAGGGTGAGTTTGATAAAAGGGACGATGGATTTTGGTTTATGAATAACGGTGAGCCAACGTATATTACTGGCACTCACTATATGTATTTACAGTGGACTAAAATTGACGTTGGACATCCAGACTTTAGAGAGGCTAATAGAATATTTTATATATTTTGGGAAGCCTGCAAAGCTGACAAGAGAAGTTTTGGTATGTGTTATTTAAAAATAAGACGTTCAGGATTTTCTTTCATGGCTTCAAACGAGGGCGTTAATACTGCAACTATAACTAAAGATGCAAGGGTTGGTATTTTATCTAAGACTGGTTCTGATGCCAAGAAAATGTTTACGGACAAGGTTGTTCCTATTTCTAACAACTATCCATTCTTTTTTAAACCAATACAAGATGGTATGGATAAGCCTAAGACTGAATTAGCTTATCGTGTTCCAGCATCAAAGATTACTAAAAAAAATATGTATATCCTTGAAGATTCAGAGCTTGAAGGACTTGACACTACGATTGACTGGAAAAACACAGGTGACAATAGCTATGATGGTGAAAAATTAAGATTACTTCTTCACGATGAAAGTGGTAAGTGGGAAAGGCCAGACAATATACTTAATAACTGGAGGGTAACTAAAACGTGTTTAAGGCTGGGTAGTAAGGTTATAGGTAAATGTATGATGGGATCAACATCAAACGCATTAGACAAAGGTGGTAATAACTTTAAAAAGCTTTACGAAGATTCTCTTCCGTCAAAAAGAAATTCTAATGGTCAAACAAAAAGCGGTCTTTATTCTTTGTTTATTCCAATGGAATGGAACTTTGAAGGATATATAGATAGGTATGGAATGCCTGTACTAACTACTCCTACTTCTGCTGTTGTGGGAATTGATGGTGAGTTAATTGATGCTGGAGCTATTGACTACTGGAAGAACGAAGTAGATTCTTTATCTCAAGACGCTGATGCTCTTAATGAATTTTATAGACAGTTTCCAAGAACAGAGTCTCACGCATTTAGAGATGAAAGCAAACAATCTATTTTTAATCTAACTAAAATATATCAGCAGATAGATTATAATGATTCTATAAATATAAAACATCAGGTTACGCAGGGTTCATTTGCTTGGAAGGATGGGATAAAAGATACTCAGGTCATTTGGCATCCAAATAAAAACGGAAGATTTTTAGTCTCTTGGATTCCAGAGGCTAACATGAGAAACAGAATGACAGTACAACGTGGACAAAAGAGGCCAGGGAACGAGCATATAGGTTCTTTTGGATGTGACTCCTATGATATATCTGGTGTTGTGGTAGGCAAAGGATCTAACGGAGCGTTGCATGGATTAACAAAATTCAATATGGATAATGCTCCAAGCAATCATTTCTTTTTAGAATATATTGCAAGACCTCAAACTGCAGAGATATTTTTTGAGGAAGTATTAATGGCTTGTATATTTTACGGAATGCCAATACTTTGTGAGAACAATAAGCCTCGATTACTTTATCACTTTAAGAACAGAGGGTATAGGGGATACTCTTTAAATAGACCAGACAAAACTTACAACAAGCTTTCTAAAACAGAGAAGGAGTTAGGAGGTATACCAAATACTTCTGAAGACGTTAAACAGTCTCACGCAGCAGCTATTGAATCATACATTGAGAAATACGTAGGATTAGATTTTACAGAGGACTACAGGCCTTCTGAAGAGATGGGTGAAATGTATTTTTCTAAAACATTACAGGACTGGGCAAAGTTTGATATTACCAATAGAACTAAGTTTGATGCTGCCATTAGTTCTGGTTTAGCTATAATGGCTAATCAGAAACACTTATACACACCTTCTAAACAAAAATCGAAAATAAGTATTAACTTTGCAAGATATGATAATAAGTCTTCAACAAGCCAAATAATTAATAGATGAAGTCAGTAAAAATAGACATACAGGCTGCCGCATTCCCTGATCAGTTTGTGTCAGATGCAGAAAAGAAGACTCAAGAATATGGTCTTCAAATAGGACAGGCCATACAATACGAATGGTTTAGAAGGGACGGAAACAACTGTAGGTTCTACAGTCAATGGAGAGAGTTCAATAGATTAAGACTTTATGCCAGGGGAGAACAGTCTATAGCCAAGTATAAGAACGAGCTTGCTATTGATGGAGATTTATCTTATCTAAATTTAGATTGGACACCTGTTCCAATTATTCCTAAGTTCGTAGACATAGTTGTTAATGGAATGTCTGACAGATTATTTAAGATAAACTGTTATGCTCAAGACGCTATGTCTGCAGAAAAAAGAAGTGAGTTTCAGAATGTGGTGGAGACTGACATGGTTAACAAAGAGTTGTTTAAGCAAATTGAAAAAGACTTTAACGTTAATCCTTTTACTATAGATCAAAAATCATTACCTGCTTCAGACACAGAGCTGGAGCTTTTCATGCAAATGAACTACAAGCCTTCAGTAGAAATAGCAGCAGAGCAAGCTATTAATACAATGTTTGAAGAAAGTAATTATGATGACCTAAGAAAAAGATGTGATTATGACATAACTACTTTAGGAATTGGAATTACTAAGCATATGTTTCTTCCTGGCGATGGAGTTAGGGTAGACTATGTTGATCCAGCAAATGTGGTTTATAGTTATACAGAAGACCCTTACTTTAAAGATTGTTTTTACTGGGGAGAAATTAAGACAGTTCCTATTACGGAGCTAATGAAGATTAAGCCAGACTTAACTAACGAAGACTTAGAAGAAATATCAAAGTATAGCCAAGCATGGTATGACTACTATAATGTATCGGCTATGTATCAGAATAGTATATTCTCAAGAGATACTGTTACCTTAATGTACTTTAATTACAAAAGCACAAACAAGTTTGTTTACAAAAAGAAAACAACTGCTGAAGGAAACTTTAAGGTTGTAGAAAAAGATGATCAATTTAATCCTCCTCAAGAAATGATGGATGAGGGTAACTTTGAGAAAGTAGAAAAAACTATTGACGTTTGGTATGAAGGCGTTATGGTTATGGGTACAAACTTTTTATTAGAGTGGAAGATGATGGAGAATATGGTTCGACCTAATTCTGCAAGTCAACACGCTATGCCTAACTATGTAGCTGTAGCACCAAGAATGTACAAAGGAGCTATTGAATCTTTAGTAAGAAGAATGATTCCTTTTGCAGACCTTATACAAATAAGTCACTTAAAAATACAACAAGTTGTTTCACGTGTTGTTCCTGATGGTGTGTTTATAGATGCAGACGGATTAAGCGAAGTAGACTTGGGGACAGGTAACTCTTATGATCCATCTGATGCTTTACGATTATACTTCCAAACAGGTAGTGTAGTTGGTAGAAGCTACACTCAGGATGGTGAGTACAACAACGCAAAAGTTCCGATACAACAATTAACCTCTAATAGTGGAGCAAGCAAAATGCAAATGCTTATAGGAAACTATAATCACTATTTAGATATGATTAGAGCTGTTACAGGATTAAATGAGGCACGTGATGGATCTACGCCAGACCCTAACTCTTTAGTTGGTGTACAGAAGTTGGCTGCATTAAATTCTAACACAGCTACTCGACACATACTACAGGGAAGTCTATACCTAACTAAAACATTAGCTCAAGCTTTAGCTTTAAGAACCGCTGATGTTCTTCAGTATGCAGAGTTTAGAGATGAGTTCGCTATGCAGATAGGGAAGTATAACATGGGAATATTAGAACAAATTAAAAACTTGTACTTATATGACTTTGGTATATTTATAGAGGTTGCTCCTGACGAAGAAGAGAGAGCACAATTAGAAGCTAATATCCAAATGGCTTTATCAAAAGGCGGTATAGATCTTGAAGATGCTATTGATATTAGAGAATTGAAAAACCTTAAGATGGCTAATCAATTGTTAAAATTAAAGCGTACTCAAAAAGCTAAACAAGCTCAAGAACAAAAAGCTACTGAGATGCAAATGCAGCAACAAAACAATATGCAATCTCAACAAGCAGCTGCACAAGCTGCAATGCAGAAGATGGAAATGGAGACCAACTCTAAGATGAAACTTAAAGAAGTTGAAATTTCTCTTGAAATGCAAAAACAAAATAATGAAGCTCAACTTAAAAAGCAATTGATGGAATTAGAGTTCCAAATGCAAATGCAATTAAAAGGAGTAGAGCAGTCACAACTTGACGAAAGAGAAACTAAACGTGATGATGCAAAGTCTAAGCGTATTAGTCAAGCAAACACTGAGCAGTCAAAGCTTATTCAGCAGAGAAAAAACAATCTACCACCAGTTAGCTTTGAGTCTAACGAGGATAGTTTAGATGGGTTTGATCTTGCTGAGTTTGAGCCAAGATAAGGTGTTTAAATAATGTTTAACTTTGTAAAAAATTAAATCAAATGGAAATTAAAGTAAAAGAAGTTAGTTCTGAACAAAAGTCTATCGCTGAGGTGGAAGAAAAGCTTTTAAAAGAACATGAACAACAAATTGAAAACAGTACAGCTGACTCTGAGGGAGTGGCAGGAAGCGTTGAAAGTACCGCCTCCACGC